TGATGCCTTAGCGCATTTAAACGCTACTCCAAGTGATTTAATCGCTATAACTACCACAGATCTTGTTGCCGATGTTCAATCTACTTACTCAGATCAAAAAATTAATTCAGAAGATATTGTAGCAAAGTATAAATCCTGCAAGTTTCTCGTACTGGATGATCTAGGCGATGAAAAGGAAAAAGAGGATGCAATTGATATAATCACCACGGTTTTATTTCATAGGCATAGAGAAGACTTAAAGACGCTTATTACAAGTAATTGTCGTGACGTAGAGACTAAGTACGGCACAAGAATAGCATCTAGGCTAAGTGAAGCAGAAACATTTATACTGGATGGGAACGATATGAGATTAAGTAAATAAACGGCATCAAGCCAATATAGGAGATAGAGAAGATGGGAATGATAACAAAATACAGTAAGTGGCTTTATGATTATGCTGAATACTTTGACGCGATTGATTGCGATTGCGGTGATGAAGATTGCACCGACTGTCAAATGGGTGACGCATTACTAGGGCAAGGCCATGAGGTATCAGAGTTCGAGGCGGCATTTGACTCATTAAGAAAGAAACAGGCCGAGAAAGACGCTGAGATTGAGAGGTTGAATAATAACAATGAGGCTTATGTAGAGTTTTGTAATTCTCTATTCTTTGATATACCGCATGGTGATCCAAGGCTTATAAAATTAAAAGAAAAACTAACCGAGGCAAAACCATGAGCTATAAACAGGCAGAAGTAAAAGCAATCAAGGCCACCGAGAAAGCAAGCCCCGAAGTAGTCGCCAGTTGGGCGCGACAATTTGAGCGAAGAATCTAAATGAGCTATGAAGTGCTCGATAAAAAAGGCGGTAGAAAGTACGGGCGCTTTTCGACTGAGGCAGATGCCAAGGTCGTAGCGCAGTATATTCGCAGGTTTCAGCCCAATACAGAAATCACAATTAAGCTACATAAAAACACTTAATTTAAAAAAAACTTAAAAATAACTTATAACTCACCTTTACATTCTCTTTTTTAACTATATCTTTAAGTATTAACAAAATACAACAAACGGAGATAGACGATGAAAGCATTAACTAAAACTCAAAAAGATCAAGTAATAGTAAATATGAGAAAAGATCTTGCAAATGATGAAAATTACTCTTGCACTCAAATTATTAAATTTGCTTTAAATAAATTATTCTTAAATCAAATGCACGATTCAAACGAGAAGCTAGAAAGACTTGAAGAGTTTCAAGTAATCATGGATCAACTTTTAATCGAAGCTTAATAACCAAAACGGGGCGAAAGCCCCACTAACAAAACGGAGATAGAAAATGGGATATACTCATTACTTTGAACAGTCAAGAAACCTCAATGAAGAAGAAATTTTATTCATTGAAAAAATAATTAATACATCCGAAGTCAAGATAACTGGATGGAATGGCGAGGAAAATTGTAAAATCATACTTACAGTTGATGAAGTTAATTTTAACGGTGTTGATGATGAATCACATGAGAACTTTTGCTTAAATAATAGAGGTTGGGCTTTTTGCAAAACACAAAGAAAATCTTATGACGAAGTAGTGGTTGCGGTTTTGATATATCTAGCAGAATCAAAAGCCTTAACGTGGTCAAGTGATGGTTCAGATGAACATGGTGAATTTGACGATGCAAAAGAATTATTAAATAAAACAAAAAACGGAGACAAAAAACAATGAGTAACGAATTAATGGTAATGGAAAATCTCGACAAGAAAGAGATTTTTAAAGTAGGTGGCGCAAAAACTTTGGTAGATGCGATCAAGTCAGAGTTCAAAGATGATGTAGCTGACGTAACCACGGAGAAAGGCAGAGCGGAAATTAAATCAAGAGCTTATCTTATTAGCCGATCAAGTACCGCTATTGATAAGATGGGTAAAGATCTTGCCGATGAATTAAACGCAAAGCTTAAGCCGATCAATAATGAGCGTAAATACGCCAAAGATGAGCTTAAGTTATTCAAAGAAGAATACCGCAAACCTTTGACTGATTTTGAAGATGCCGAAACGAAACGTGTAGAGGATCTTGAAACACGCTTAAAATCGCTCAATACTGATTGTGAACTACTTACATCAAAACAAGTTCAAGCCAAGTATAATGAGCTAAATGATGCGCCTATTGATGAATCATGGCAGGAATTTAAAGAAAAAGCCGAAGCGGTACGAGAAGTGGAACTCGATAAACTCAAAATGAACTATGATTACAAAAAACAAAAAGAGGACGAAGCCAAGGAGCTAGAACAATTCCGCAAAGAAAAAGAAGAGCGTGAGCAAAAAGAGCGTGAAGAAAAAATCAAAGCCGATGCGATTGAGGCAGAGCGCAAGCGGGTTGAGGATGAGCAAGCTAGAGCAGTATCAGCAGGTTTTCCCGAAATGGTAGAACATAAAGATCCTCCAACTGTAGGCGGTCAAAAATCTAAAGGCACACACTTACCAGCTTGGGATAAAGATAAAGCTCACCAAGATCATATTGATCGCCAGCGAGAAGAGAAGCGAGTAATAAACGTAAACGCCATGAATGCTTTTATTGGTGCGGGTTTCGATGCAGAAAAAGCCCAACTCATCATTCGCTTAATTGTAAGCAATAAAATTCCTAATGTGAGTATCAAGTATGGGAAATAATATAAAGAGTTTAGATTGGAGTGTTATCATCCCTTTGATGGAATATAATACAGATAAAACCCTAGCTAAAATGTTTGGGATTGCTGAAATAACGGTATATAAACGCAGGGCTGAATATCACAAAACTGGACGTATGCCAAACGCTAGAATTAATTGGCAGGAACTCGATCCATTAATTAAAGACAACTCAGATCGTGAGTTAGCCAAGCGATTCAATATCCACTACACCTCAATTCAAAAAAGAAGGTACAAACTTAAAATAAGGAAAGTCAGTGAGGTAGATCAAAAGTGGAAAGAGATTGACCCATTTTTAGGAAAAGACTCAGATAATAATATAGCTAAGAAATTCGGATTTAATCAGAGTAATGTATCTCACAGAAGACGAAGCTTAGGGATCAAAAAATTTAATTATAACTTCAAAGGAAATAAATAAGATGGCTAAAGAAATTACATTCGTGCAGGGCTTGTATTGCAAGAAAAAAGAATTCGCAAACGGTGGAAGCTTAACCGAAATTGATTTTAATATGGAAGAGTTTTTAGCGTTCGCTAATCAGTATGCCGTAAACGGTCAATTGAATCTATCGTTGCAGACTTCCAAAGGCGGTAAGCTCTACGCAAAGGTGAACGATTTCAGAAGAGATTACGCTATTCAGCAAGCATCGCAACAAGCGCCACAACAACCAGCTTATCAAGCACCTCAACAAACGCAATCTCAGCCTGCCTATCAAGCTCCTACGGGAAATCCGCATCAACCGACTCAAGCTCAAGAAGCAGAGTTGCCTGCTTATGAGGATATTGAAGATGGATTGGATGACTGCCCATTTTGATCTAAACTAAAAACTTTGCCTTTCCCTACATAGAATAGCTTTGGCACAATCGGTGTCGTAGGGAGAGGTTCTTTTCGCAAAATGCAATAAATAAGGAGATAGAAAAATGGGTGAAAAAATAGAAGAAGCAATAAATCTCTGCACTGAGGAAGGGCGAGAAAGTAAAGACGGAAGAGTGTTATTTACTGCTAACACGATGAATAAATGCGCTAGAATATTCGGCAAGTCATATAAGAACTTTACCGCAAGGAACAGAGAACGATTTAGATCAATTTGTATTGATTTTTATAACTGTAAAAAACCTTCTTTATTAGATGATTTTTTAAGGCAGGTTCTTTAACATGAGCGCCGAAGAAACAGTTTTAGTCCAAGTCGATTCAGATTTAATGTATAAAACAAAAAGACAATTAGGAGTGAATATGGATATTTTAAATGATATAATTTCTCATTTACATGCGCCCGAAAATATCAAGGATTCGCTATATGAGGAATACTTAATCAGAGAGCGAAATAAAAATAAAGAATTGGCTAATAAGATTAGCGATATTTGCCCAAGCCCTTTTTAAGTGATAAATTAAATCAAAAAGGCGGTTTAAAATGAATACAGTCACTTCAATGATAATATCATCCATAAGTTTATTAACGATCTTTATGCTATTTTTTAGATGAGTTTAGATAAATCAATCAAGAGCGGTAAGGAAAAAAGAAAGCCATACAGGCGAGCTAAAAAATACGATAGAACATGCCGTAATAACGGAGGTTGCCCGTACTGCGAAAAGGGCAGGCTTCATAAATATAAAAGACAAAATAAGGAAATAGAATAAGATGAGTAGAGGAACAAGACCAAACGAAGGTCGTGGAGTAGACCAGTTTTCAAAGCAGTTTCAAGAGTGCAAGGCTTTTACTTGCGTGAAGTGCAAGGGAACTAAAAAGATCAATAAAGAAACCTGCCTTTTTTGTAAGGTCGAGAAGTGAGCAAAGCGGGATATTTAAACGGTCTTGAAGCGAAAGCTAGGATCTACGGAATCAAAACAAAATGGTGGTGGTCTATGAAAAGACTTGAAAAGGAAGTTATGAGAGCACATAAAAAAATTTGGAATCAAGTATGAATTTATATCACTGGTATTTAATCGGAATCGTAGTCACTTTTTTGATCTTTATAAATTGCTACACCGATGAGGATAAAGACGAACGAGATGGAAACATGCTGATTTTAATGGTCATGGTGATGGCTTTATTTTTCCCTTTGGCTTGGATCGGAGTAGGCTTAGAAGCACTTGGATTTTTAGGAGATTAAAAAAACTTTTAAATTTCTTTTAATAAACACCTTTACATTTTCTCTAATACCATTAAGTTAATTTTATTATTAACCCAAATGAGAGACAGTTTATGAATCATTCACAATACATAAAAGATTGCAAAAAGATGAGTAGCGAAAGTTTAAGATACGTTATTCAAGATTGTAAGAACGCAATCGAGGCAATGCCCGATAATCCTAAAGCTGGACATTATGCAGATGAGATCTGCTACTGCGGAATGGAACTTAAAAGAAGAGAGAGAGTTTAAGATGAATATTTACAGTAAAGCAAAAGCAATTAGAAATGAGATCGTAAAGAAGTTTCCAGTATTAGAAGAAACTGAATATGTAGTAAAATCACATGATGAATTTTATAGTGATATGTCAGCTTATACCGAAGGCAAAAAAGATGAATATATGAGCGTTTGTATTGATGCAAATTCCGATGGCTTTTTATTCGTAACACTTGCTAAGTGTAAATCTTATCACAAGCCATTTGAGAACCTAGTAAGAAGCCTTTGTGAGAAGTATGAAGTGGAAGTTGATTCATATTTATTCGATGAAGCAATCACTAAAGAAGCTAAATTTTTTAAATAAAACAAAAACGGAGACAGAAAAAATGTTTAACTCAAACGAAGTATTAAATCAGCTCACGAATTCAAATAATGGCAGTAATCGCCTCAAGGCAATGATCGGAGCAAAGCAGTTTTTGCAGAGCACCGAAGAAAGATGGATTCGCTTTAAGTTTATGGGCGGTACTTATTTAAGAATCACGCTCAATGCGATGGATACTTACGATCTTGAATTTTTCAAAATAAGAAAGCATGAGAAAACTCAAATTAAAGAGTTTAAAGGCATCTATTGCGATATGCTTAAATTCACATTCGAAGATCACACTAAGCTTTATCTATCGCTTTAAATCGGGGTTTATTATGAAATTAAAAGAACAGATACAAAAAGCTTTCCCCGATATGAAAGAAGATAGTTTTGATTATTATAGAACTGACTTATTAATAATTTATTCCAAGGAGCTTTATGAATGGCTAATAGAGAATTTTGAATTTTCGAGCACTATAAAAGTCGAAGTCGGTAATGTAATGGAATCCAGTTGGTACGAAAAAAGATTTATCGAAATTCCATTTCAAGCATAAAATAAAGGAGATAGAGAGATGAGTAAGCCACTAGAAGAGATGGAGCTAGAAGAGTTATATAGACTAGCAAAAAAACAACGTGTAAGAATTAGCGATTTAGAAACAGGTTTAAAAGATGCGTCACACGAACACTGGAAACAAGGCAGAAATGATTTAGTTAATAAATATGACGGCATATTAGGAGGTCTTTAAGATGAATTATGATATTGCTAGAAAGCACACTACAGAAAAGAATGTAGATTTATTAGAGAAAGAATTTGGCAATACTAAGCCTGCTATAATTACAGTTATTCGATTTCTTGAATCTCTTAAGGTCGAAATAATTTATACTTGGGGAAATCCCGATTTAGTAAAAACCTTAAAAAGGTGGCAATAAAATGAAATTTGAATATACAATTTTTGAAGGGTTCGATCATTTCAGCGGAAAGAATCTTTTCAGAGTCCAAGGCGTTGATAATGAATACATAGGCGAGTGGCACGATAATTCAGATGACGCTCAAAAAGAATTGGAGAAGATGAGTAGTTAAAATTTGCGCAAAGAATAAAAATCGTTGTTAGTTTAACAGGTAAGAACAGTTTTAATATACAGGTCTTGGTTCAATTCCAAGTGATATGATTTTTTCGGGATCAACTTAGCGGTTGATCCTTTTTTTGTGTCGGGAACTTGAATTAAAACTAAGTTAAATTAAGTTTATAAAAAACATTAAAAATAAGGAGATAGATTTTGAAAATTGTAATGAGAGATCCAGCGGAACTTATACCTGCCGAATATAATCCAAGAAAGCTTTCCAGTAAACAACGTGATGAGATTCAAGCGTCACTTACCCGCTTCGGCTTCGCTGAACCTATCCTAGTCAATAAGCATAAAGATCGAATGGATATTATTATTGGCGGTCATCAAAGAACCTCAGTTGCTAAAGATATGGGAACGAAAGAAGTTCCTACCGTAGAAATGAAACTTGATCTTGAAAAAGAAAAAGAGCTTAATATTCGTTTAAATAAAAATAGCGGTGAATTCGATTTTGAAATTTTGGAAGAATTTTTTGATCAAGATGAATTGATTGATTGGGGTTTTGATGATTGGGAATTTGATTCTGATGATTGGGAAACAGATATTGAAGCAGTTGATAAAGTAGATGAAAATCTCGATGGTATTGATGCAGTAATAAAGATTAAGCTTCCTCAAGATGATAAAGATTCAGCAATAACTCAGATTGAAGAATTTTTAAATGAGAAGGGATTTGTGGGTTTTGAAATCTCCTAAATTAAATATATTGGTTGCTTATCCATATATGAGCAAATCAGTAATAAAGATGCTTAATGAAAATAAAAACGATATAAGATTCGTACTTGACTCGGGTGCTTTTACTGCTTGGAAATCGGGCAATCCAATTAAACTTGATGATTATTGTAAATTTATCGAATCGCTTCCTTTTAAGCCTTGGAGATATTTTACGCTTGATGAGATTGGAGATCCCGAAAAGAGTTTTAAAAATTATGAAATAATGCTAAAGCGTGGTTTTAATCCTGTTCCTATTTTTACTAGAGGCGAAGATCTCTCCATGATTGATGAATATTATAAAACCTCTGATGTTCTTGGTCTTGGTGGTCTTGTGGGAACTCAAGGAAACAAAGGCTTTGTTAAGGGAATAATGAAGCATATAGGAGATAGAAAAGTGCATTGGCTAGGATTTACAAATAAAGTTTTTGTTGGCGCATATAAGCCTTATATGTGTGACTCAAGTAGTTGGCTTGGTGGCTTAAGGTATGGATCTTTTACTTTATATTTAGGAAAAGGAAAAACAATAACTTGCCAAAGAACAGACTTTTCAAAAAAACCTCCATTAAACATAATAAAAGCTATAAAAAGCTATGGTTTTAATCCTTTGGATTTTGCTAAAGAATCAAGCTGGCGTGGAGGGGAATCTGTTAACGGCAAAATTAATGGGCAGTCGGTTGTAAGAGAAAATTTAGACATAGAAAAAAAACTCAAAACATTAAAGTTTTCTGCTTGTGCAACATCAAGCGCACTTGGAATGTTAATAGAATCTTACAAAAAAGAAAAAGGAATATAAAAATGAAAGTATTGGCAGTTTTATCGGGTGGAATGGATTCTACTTGCGCTTTATATAAAGCAATGAAAGAAGGTCACGAAATAGTAAAGGCAGTGGCTTTTGATTATGGTTCTAAGCACAATAAGCAGGAACATAAATACGCAAAGCAAACTTGTGAAAAATTAGATATTCCATTCAAGGTAATTAATCTTGATTTTAGCGAATTTGAATCTGATTTACTTATTAGCGGTGGTGATATTCCCGAAGGACATTATGCCGATCCAAATATGAAAAAAACAGTAGTTCCTTTTAGAAATGGAATTATGCTTGCTTTCTCTACTGGTATTGCTGAGAGTTGCGGAGCAGAGGCTATTATGCTAGGCAATCACTTTGGAGATCACGCAGTATATCCCGATTGTAGAAAGGATTTTGTGGAAGCGATGAGCCAAGCAATGACTCTTGGAACTTATGAAAAAATTAAACTCTATGCTCCTTTTACAGAGATAACAAAAACTGATATTGCAGTACTAGGCGATAAGCTTGGCGTTGATTGGTCATTAACTTATTCCTGTTATAATGGTCGTGATAAACACTGCGGAAAGTGCGGTACTTGCGTTGAACGCATAGAGGCGTTTCATGATGGTAAAGTAAATGACCCTACTGAGTATGAGTAATGAATATTTTTATTATCTCTTGCGGAAAAGCAAAAGTAAATAAAAAAACAAGTGCCTATAAACTTTATAGCGGAGGATTTTTTAAAAAACAATTATCTCTCGTAAGAAGCATGGGCGCAACTAAGAAAAATACTTTTATATTAAGTGCTAAATATGGCTTAATTCCATGTGAGGAAATCATTGCTCCTTATGATTTAAAAATGGGATCAAAAGGTTGCGTAGATTATAATTTCGTTAATAATCAAGCATTAAAATTAAATATAAAAAATGCCAAAATAATCTCCACAGCAGGAAGCGCCTATAGAATTATTTTAAAAAAAATATTTTCTGAATGTAAATTTCCTTTAGAGGGAATCGGAGGAATGGGTTTGCAAATAAAAGAAATGAACAGATTAATAGGAAAAAATAGATGCTAAAAATTAAAGATATATTCGGCATAACAATCGAGGGCGAAGGTTTATTTACTGGAACGAAAGCTATCTTTATTCGTTTAAGCGGATGCAATATTTGGAATGGTGATCCCGAAACAAAAGCAAAATCAGCTTGCCCTTATTGCGATACTGATTTTAATGGCGGTGATGATCTAAGTACTGATAATATCCTTGAAAAAATTTTTGAAATTGACAGTCATAAGACTGTAGGGTTAATCAATATAACTGGCGGTGAACCGTTGCTACAGGATCTTGATGATCTGTGCGCTCATTTGATCGGTTGCGGATATGAAGTCAATATTGAAACGAATGGCACAAAAGATTTGAGCGATAGATTAAAGAGCTTTTTTAATAAAGGCTTATCTGTTACTTGTTCACCTAAAGTTCCAAAGAAAGCAGTGAAGCTTGATGATGATTTTATTTCATGTTTAAAGATTCTTTATCCTCATCCAAGAACGAATATTGTTCCCGAAGATTATTTACATCTAAAATGCTCTAAATATATTCAACCAATAGAAGAAAACGGAGCGATGAACTATAAAAATTGCTTAAGAAAATTATATTGTTTGCCTAGTGATTGGAAGCTATCAGTTCAACTACATAAAATAATCGGAGTAGAGTAATGGAAGCAGTAAGAAGATTTCAATTCTGTGCAGGTCATAGAGTTTTAAATCATGAAAGTAAATGCGCTAATGCTCATGGTCATAACTATGTTTTATTTGCTCATGCAGAGCCTAAAAATGGATTAGATGATATTGGCAGAGTAATTGACTTTAGTGTAATTAAGCAAGTCTTAGGCGATTGGATTGATGAAAAATGGGATCACTCTTTTTTGATTAATAAAAAGGATTCTGATTTAATTTCAATTAAAGATAAATTGGCTAAAAATAAGCCTTGCTTTGAATGTGATTTTAATCCTACCGCTGAAAATATGGCTCAGTATTTATTGGATGAAGTTTGTCCTAAATTATTTAATTCTTATGATATTAATATTAACAAGCTAGTTCTTTGGGAAACTGAAAACTGCTTTGTAGAGGTGAAAAAATGAAACGCTATACTTGGAAAGAAATCGAAACAGTTTGTGAGAAAGAATGGAGCTTTAAAAAGGGCTTAAAAGTTTGGGGAGTTCCTAGAGGTGGAATTCATATTGCTCAGATTCTTAATAAACTTGGTATTGCTGAGATCGTTGAAGATGTAAATGATGCCGATGTTATCGTTGATGATTTAATTGATAGCGGTGCAACTTCTAAAAAATATCTTGATAAAGTATTTTGGACTCCGATTGTAAAAGATCATACTAATCCCGAATGGATTGAATTTCCTTGGGAGCAACCAAAGGATTTAGATAATGAAGATATTATTACTCGCTACATTGAAGCGATTGGTGATAATCCTAAGCGTGAAGGCGTATTAGAGACTCCTAAGCGGGTAGTAAAGTCTTGGAAGGAACTCTATTCGGGTTATTCAGATAATGCGAAGCAACACCTTTCAAAATGCTTTTCAAGCGATAGTAAGGAAATGGTAATCTGTAAAGATATTGAATTTTACTCTATGTGCGAACACCACATGATTCCTTTCGTGGGTCGTGCCCATATTGGTTATATACCGAATGGCAAAGTAGTCGGGCTTTCAAAGCTTGCTAGAACAGTTGATGTATTTGCTAGACGCTTACAGATTCAAGAACAATTAACTGAACAGATCGCAAATGCAATGGTTGAGCATATTCCCGAAATTCAAGGTTGTGCGGTAGTTATGGAATCAAAGCATTTTTGTATGTGCAGTCGTGGAGTAGGTAAACAAAACTCCAGTATGATAACTTCCTCTCTGCGTGGTATATTTAAAGAAGATGGTGAAGTAAGAAAAGAATTCTTAAGCTTAATTAAGTAATAAAAAAAGCAGGAGATAAATTATGCTAAAAAAGAAAAAGAAGCTTACAAAAACTGACACTACTAAAAAAGCGATGTTGATGGCTCTTGATAAAACACTTGGTATAGTTTCTCCTGCTTGTAAGAAAGTAGGTATCTCAAGGCAGACTCATTATGAATGGATGAGAGAAGATCCCGAATATAAAGCCAAGGTAGAAGATGTGAATGAAATGGTTTTAGATTTTTCTGAAACTCATTTACATAAAGCAATCGCTAAAGGAAATGTCGTGGCTAATATTTTTCACTTAAAGACGAAAGGCAAAAAGCGTGGCTATACCGAAGTTCAGCAAATTGAGCATAGCGGTAAAATTGAAGGGCAGACAGTTTATCTAACGAAAGCCGAGCTTGATGCTCAGAACATAGATGATGATATAGGGTATGTCGATTCCTAAGTCATTCGCTCTAGTATCTTCAAAATACTATAAGCCAGTAATAAGCTCACGCCATAGATATAATATCATGTACGGTGGGCGATCTTCTGCGAAGTCTGATACTGCTTCCCAAAAAATGATAAAGCTATGTCGTGAAGAGGAAGGCTTTAAAGGCGTAGCAATACGAAAAGTTTATAATACACTAAAAGACTCCTGCTACTCAAAATTGATTACGACTATCGAGCGTAATAATTGGGAGGATGAATTTTATTGTATTAAGTCTCCTTTAGAAATAACTCATATTCCAAGCGGTAGGCAG